GATGAGCGTAGAACATTAAGGAGTAAAACATTTCCAGGGATAGCTAAAGCAATAGCAAAACAATGGAGTGCTGATATTCCTGTACAATTACAATTAGCGATATAGGAGAATAAAAAATGAAACTACCCTTAATTAGTAGAAAAAAACACAATGAGATTGTAGATAGACTTGAGGCAAAAAATAAAGAGCTTAGTGAAGCAAACGCCATATTTGCGGTCAAATTACGCAGAATAATGAACTTAATTGGAAAGCTGAAGGCAACCCCGCCTATGAGTAATGTACGTTTTATACAGAATGTTAAGGACGTATTTACAAATTGAAGCAAACTGAAGAACATATGATAAAAAAGTGGAACTATAGATTCCCTAATAGAAAATTAATTCATAGCCCATATCCCTATGAAAGATTTGATGCTTATAATGAGAATTTAGTTGTAGAAATAAAATACAGATTTAATTGGTATGATAAATTGTTAATTGAGTTTGATAAGTATTCTTATAACAGTTGGTATGCTCATTTAAAAAAGAAACGGTTTTTATATGTCATTTACTACCTTGATAAAATCATTGTTTTCAATATAACCGATATAAATAAAAGCAAATATGATTATGACTGGGAGTATAGAAAAATGCCAAAGCAAACAGAGTTTAGTAACCGGAATAACATTATCAAGTTTGTTGGTTATTTAGATCACAATGTATTAAAAGATACAAAAAATGTTTATGAGTTTAAAAGTGATGCCTAAAAAGGTAAATACCATACACACTGGGATTGAAGGTGAGCTTTTTGTAAAACATCATATCGTCCAGAACTATCCCGAATATAATGTGTATGTCCCTTTGATCGATGAGCAAGGCGTTGATCTTATTATTGAGAGAAGAAAAAAAGAATTTTTGAGAGTACAAGTAAAGACAATAACAGATATGAAAACAGAAACAGCGATAGAGGTTAGACTACATAAGTATGTGAATAAAGACATCATTGATATTGTAGCAGTATACTATCCTAAAAAGTCGATTGTCTGTTTTGTGCCCTATAATAATGAAGCCAGTATCAACCTGGCATTAAAACCAAGTAGAAATAATCAATCCAAAAATAGAAGATTTTTCTACACATTTATGGAGTTCCCCTATGAGTAAAGATAAGCGTGGCTGGATAAGGCTACATAGAAAGTTAAGAGATCATTGGCTTTGGGATAATAAAGAAGTCAAATCAAAGTTTGAAGCCTGGATCGATCTATTAATGATGGCATCCCATAAAGAGCGATCTATTTATATCAAAGATCAGTTAGTTACCATAAAGCGTGGTGAAGTTTGCTGTAGTTTGAACGCATTTGCCAAGCGGTGGAAGTGGTCAACGGGTAAGGTTAGGCGTTTCATATCTGTACTCAAAACCGACACGATGGTGGTACAGAGAACGACACGAGTTGCGACACACCTAAGTATCTGTAATTACGACACTTACCAGGGTGAGCGACACGAGGACGGTATGCCAGACGGTATGTCAAACGACACGCAGACGAAACGAGGACGGTACACAGAGAATACATTAGAACCATTAAAAGAATTAAAAAAAGAAAAAGAAATCCCTTCATCCGATTATATGAAAATTTGGTTAAAAGTCTATCCCCGTTTTGGATACCAGGAAATGAGTTATGCTGGTTATATCAGTTTTATCATTGAAGCGTGTAAACGATTGGGGACAGATGTAGTAAGCAAATGTGTAGATCGATTTTTAAAAGATAAAGAAAGTGAGATTAAACAGCTACGGTATTTCTTTCAGCAAGGGATTGATCAGTATCTGGTGCGGACACATCCAGCAGATAAGCCGATCATTGTTGCAGATAAAAAATATAACTGCTATGAATGCGGGGAGCCAATGACAAGCCCATTAGGTATTAGCGAACTTCCAAAAGAACAGCGGTATCACGATTGTGAGATGGAAGGGGAGTTTGTACCAGAGCGAGAATATAGAGCAAAACTTAATCAACAAAATCCACAACCAACTAAACCAACAGCCAAGGAAAATGAAGTGAAAGTATTAAAAGAAATAGGATGGCTAAACTGATGTCATCCGTTTTAGAAGATGTTTTTAAAGGAAAAATTGGAGATAGAAACCAAGATTATCGGAATAAAAATAAGAAGATCTATAAGACACGAAAAACAAACAAGAACAATCAATATTCAGCGGACAATATCGTAAAATATTGTTCCAGGTGCGGACATACTTGGGAGAAGGAAATATTAGGGAAACGCATTTTAAAGCACTCTAAAAACTTTATTCCAATTCGAGGAAAGAAAAAACAGATTTGTCCAGAGTGTAGTATTTATATCAGATAAATGACAAAAAGATAACAAATACTTTGATGTAGATGTTGCACTTATGCCATATTCTACCCAAATATGGATATTACTTATTTAATACTACAGGGCATTACTACTCTCGGTGCCTTTATGGCGGGGGCTTACATATACCACAGGGGAACATTAGATAAGCCTCCGCTTCCTCTTAATTTTAACCAACAAGAAATAGAATCTCAACCAGAGTGGGATCAAGTATGATCCTGGAATTTCCATATGGCTTTAATGATTTTAGTTGCAAACAGGAATTAGATGCCTACCTGGCAGTATCTGCATTACGGGCTGGTATTTTTCCAGATGATATTTTAATTGGATATGCGTAATGAAAGTTTAACACCAAAACAAAAGATGTTCTGCAAAGAGTACATAGTAGATCTTAACTCTGCACAGGCTTGTATACGGGCTGGATACAGCAAAAAAACAGCCAGGACCATTGGTAGTAAGCTGTTGACAAAAGTTGACATACAGAAAGAAATAGACCGTCTTAAAAGCAAACGAGAAGCAAAGTTAGAGATCACAGCAGAAAAAGTAATGAAAGACATTGAGCGAGTCAGACAGAAGGCAGAGGATTCTGATCAGCTTAATGTGAGTTTAAAAGCAAGTGAATTACAAGGAAAGCATTTGGCTTTATTTACAGAAAAACAACAGATAAACGGTGAGATTAAGATGCCTGTTATCAATTTTAACTTAGATGATTAATTTTAATTTTAATCCAAACCAAAAAGACTTTTTAAAGTGTGAAGAGCAAGTCATTGCTTTTTTTGGTGGTATTGGTAATGGAAAAACATTTGCGGGTATTGCAAAAGCATTAATGCGAGTAATGAACCCAGATAACCCGCCACAGCTTGGTATGATTGCCAGACAAACATATCCAGAGCTTCGAGATAGTACCCAAAGAACATTCTTTGAATTATTGCATACAATGGGAATGCTTCCAGAGGTGCATTACGAATACAGGAAGCAAGAAAACAGAGTAAAGTTTATAAACGGTCACGAAATTATCTTTCGATCCTTAGATGATCCCGCCAAACTATTATCGATCAATTTAGGCTGGTTTTATATCGACCAAGCAGAAGAAGTATCTGAAGAAGTATTTTTAACGCTTCTTGGGCGTTTAAGGGCAGTAGCAGATCCACAATGCTGGATCACGGGTAACCCACTTGGACATAATTGGATATGGCACCGATTTATTCACGATCCTGTACCTGGAAATATCATCTTTAATGCAAAAACTGAAGAGAATATCCATAACCTACCAGAGGGATATATTGAGTCTCTTAAAAACAATTACAATGAGATCTGGGTAAATAGATATTTATATGGATCCTGGGATGCATTTGAAGGACAGATCTATCCAGACTTCGAGCCAAGTATTCACGTTAAAAGACATTTTGAAGTAGGTCCAGAGTGGAGAAGGTTTATTGCAATTGATCACGGTAGAACCAACCCAACAGCGGTATTGTGGGGAGCGGTAGACCAGGATGATATATTATGGATCTATCGAGAGCATTACGAAGCTGGGCAAGATGTAGACTATCACGCCAGGGCAATTGGTGCGTATATGAATGAAGGACGTTATGAGACATACGTTATTGATCCATCAACGGGAGCTGGTAAAAAAGATGATCCGGAAACGATTGGTAACCGCTATAGACAGCTAAAAGTTCCCGTAGTCAATGCAAACAATGATGTCCAGGGTGGTATTGATAAGGTTACAGAGTATTTCAAGAAGAACAAGATTTATATACACAAGAGCTGTGAGAATTTGGTTAGAGAGCTAATTAATTACCAATGGGAACAGCCAAGTGCATCCAGGGCAGAGTTAAACCAACCAGAAAGACCATTAAAAAAGGATGATCACGCTTGTGATAGTTTAAAATATTTAATTGGAGAAGTTGTTGCCAGTAGTAAGAAGAAAGATACACGCACTGATACGCAACGATTTATAGATAAGATAGTTGTTAATCACGACAATACACAACCGAATTGGGATAGTTTATAATGGCTGGAATGGATTATTACGCATCTGCTGATCAGAGTGATGCATTAGACCAAGTAGCAGATGTTGCAGAACGTATACCGCAAATTAGAAACTGGTTAGATCGCAGTAAAAAAGCCAGAGAAAAACAGGCAGATAGATGGCGGAAGAATGAACGCCTATATTATGGAAGGCACTGGGCATCTGCAAGTAAAGGCACTGAAAGTCAGTCCAGGATGATATTTAATTTTCCTTTAGCGGTAGTCGAAACTATCCTACCAATCATTAATGATTTTCAGCCAACAGTAGATATATTACCAAAAGAAGAGAATGATGTATTCTTTGCCGATATGATGCAAAAGAGATTTGCTCAGATCGTGGAAGAGTCTGATCTATATGGGAAAATACTCCAGGCAGTAAAAGATAGTCTGGTGTATTCCAATGGTTTTTTGCAGATCCTACCAGAGATAAGTGATACAGGAGCATTTAAAGGCTTTGATATCCAGGTCATTGATCCGTTTTCTGTCATCCCTCATCCATATGCTAATGACCTGGATCTTCAAGCTGGAGAGTATTTCTTATTTGCTGTACCAATGGAAATATCAAAGATCTATAGAGAATATGGCATTAAATGTAATGCCGATGGAAAGTTAGATGATTACAAAGCATTTCAAAAGTCAGATGACAGCGGACTACAAAGTGATAATCCAGGAACTCAAGATGCAGATGTAGCCTTAGTAATTGAATGTTATAGCAATGAATCAGATACAGAGAAGTATCCCTATGGAAGGCACACGGTAGTAGTTGGAGATAAGCTCATTGTTGATGAACCATTAGAATTATATCGGATGCCAGTATTTATGGTATCAAACTATAAAAGCCCTCACAACTTCTGGGGTATTGGGGAAACAGAATTAGTACGCACCCAGACCAAAGCAATGAATGAGACATTTAGTGCGATCAATGAAAATATTAGACGTATGGGCTTTCCGATCAGAAAGGTAACACAACGAGCAAAAGGTCAACTAACCAGACCGATCACAGGATCACCAGGAGAAGAGATCACTGTTGTAGATCCAAATGATGTAACCTTTGAGACTCCACCGCCAATACCAGGATATATCCAGAATTATATTGCTCAAGTTGGTCAGTTTATGGAACACATTACAGGCGTAAATGATGTAACGCAAGGACGTAAGCCTGGTGGTGTTACTTCTGGAAGGGCAATTGTAGCACTCCAGGAAGCCAGTCAAACCAGACAACGATTTAAGATCAATAAGGAAGTAGCCAGGTTTACTAAAGAGATCGGTGAGTATATGGTGCAGATGATCCTTACTTATGATGAGCAAATACGTTCTATTAGAGAGCGAGATGCTGAAGGCTCTTTTGAGTTTACAGAATTTGATCCAGGTGGCGTATATGATGCTGATGGCAACCCAGAAGGTAGTCCACAATTTAATCCTGGGACCGCCAGTTCACTTCGAGATAGTGAGTTTGATGTAGATGTTACTACTGGATCCAGATATGCACAGGGAAGAGTTGCCAACGAAGAACGAGCATTGGAGTTATTCCAGGTAGGTGTGTATGGTATTGAAGAGGTAGTTAACGCTTTAAATATCACAGATAAACAGCAAGTAATACAGAACTGGTATGTGCGTAACCAGCAAATGCCACCACAACAGCAAGTAGAACAGGCGGAAGGAATGCAAGAACGCTTTGGTAGCCTGGTAGCTCAAGCAATGCAAGAAGGTATCGGTGGTCAAGCAGAAGAGGCAATAGCACAAATGGTAATGCAGAATCCTGGATTATTAGAATCTCCAGACTTCCAGGCACTACCACCAGAAATGCAAGAAAGAATTATGACCGTTACAAATATGGTTGGCGGACAAGGTGAGATGGAACAAATGCCAGAATCAAGGGCTTGATCGGTATGTTTTCTAATTGTCCGTCAAAATTTAAAAGGATAGTAAAATGCCAAAGTTAAATGGAAAAACATATGCTTACACCAAAAAAGGTAAAGAGAAATATAAAAAGGCATTAATGAAAAGTAAAAAACGTGAAGATGGAGATATGTTAATTAATAAGCCAAATGTAAAAGCGACCAGAATAGTTCACGACTCCGATAAGGTAACACAAGTAAGAAGATCGTTACGCATAAAAAATCCATTTAAAAAAAATAAAAATGTATATACGAGGATAACGAAAAAGCATTACAACAAAGAAGAGGACAAGGCTTGGAAAAGTACATACACTAAAATTGGAGAGAAAAAACCAGGTAGGCTAAAGGGTAAAACTATTGCTAAAGAAAAAGTTGAAAAAGATTATATAAAAACAGATAAAAGAATTAAAAAAAGAAGAGCTAAAAGGAATTAAGCAATGCCAAACTTAAAAGGTAAAAAGTACGCTTATACGAAAAAAGGAAAGAAAGCCTATGCAAAAGCACTGGCTAAAATGAAAAAATAAATGCACCAAATATAGTGGAAAAGTTATTGCAATATTTAAAAACAAAGATTTCCCAAAAATTTACAGGGAAAGTAGAAATAAATTTTTTTGAAGGTGGCGTAGCCAACATTAATGAACATAAAAGTATCAAATTAAATAAATGACATAATAGCTAAATAAATATATAGGGATAATCTTAAAACAAGAAGCCCAATGAATCATCAGAAAACCTCTGGCGATCATTGGGTTTTTTTTTACAACAAAACCAGTGTCGAAAGACCAACTGAAAGGAAACTAATATGGCTGAAATAAACATAGCGGGAACAACAAATTTAAATGTTACACCCGAATCAGAAAATTTAACCGTAGGAAATATGTCTGCAACTCCAGAGCCAACACCTTTGGGATCAACAGACAGCTACGACAATATTTCTATTCCTGGAGAACTCTTTGGTGAACAACCTCAAGAGCAATCCACCCAGGAAGAGACTACAGAACAGGCTGAGACTACAGAGTCTACACAAACAGCAAAAACCCAATCCACAACTAAAGAAAATCAAACTGAAGCAGAAACAGAAGAGCAAACCGATACGGTTAGTACAGAGTCCAAAGATGATTCTGGTGACTCCTTCGTTTACGAAGATCAAGATGGCTCAAAATTTTCTGCTGAAGATATTGAATTGTGGCGAACCGATAGCGTGAACAGACACGAATGGCAGAAATCGAATACAGAAAAAGCCCAGCAGTTATCTGATCAGCGTAGAGCGATAGAGCCATTGGTGCAGTTAGTGGACAAATTAAAAGAATCGGAAGAGTTCTCTGAAACGCTAAAAGAAGCGATTGAAGATGAACTTGGAAAAGAAGCGGGGCAACTGTACGAACAGTCCCTACAGATGGATAATAAGGATCTTCCGAATCCCTATGAATCTGAATTAACAGAGGCAAGGGAAAAACTGGAAGCGATGGAATCAGAGCGGGAACTGGAGAGATCTATGAGTCAACTGCGGTCTACCTATGAGTTAAGCGAAAAGCAAGTCGAGGAAGTATTGGACTTTGCGGTGTCTAACTATGAAAAGACTGATCGAGTGTTGACCTTAGAAGAGGCTTATAAGGTAATGAACTTTAATAAAGGTCCAGCTCCAGAACCCAAACCAAAACCATCGGTACCAGTCAATGTAAAGAAGAATGTCGGTATGAAGGGAGATGCTCAGAAAAAACCATCTTCTTATGAAGATATCGATGTTGCTTCATTTTTTAATAATCAATAGAATAAGGAGACATAATAAATGTCGAATATCGTAGTAAGCGGAGATGGATCCGCATCGTTAAGTGCCCTTATTCAGCAGTATTATATGCCAGTTTTGTATGATAATATCTTTAAGAAATCTCATCCATTACTTGCAATACTAAAGGGCAAAGCAAAGACCTTTAATGGTCGTGAAATCGTAGTACCAGTAGAATACGCAGACGGTGGTTCATCAGTCTGGGGAGATCAGCACGGTCTTGGTACTGCATACGCTCCAGCAATAGCTGATATCGCAAAGACTGCATCGTTTAATCCAACTATGTTAACTGGTCACTTTCTTTTAACAAAGGAAGAAACCTTGTTAATGAATAGCCCACAAGCTATTAAAAACATCGTTGGTGCAAAGGTAAAAAACCTTCAAAAAGGGTTAGAAAAGACAGTTGCAGAAAATGTATTTGCTACTTCTTTAGCTACTGATGCATTTAACCCAGTAGCTGTATTGTGTGATGATTCATCTACAGTAGGCGGTCTTGCACCTGGAAGTAATTCCTGGTGGAAAACTCCAGTATTGACTTATGCTAATTTTAGTGATGCATCTGGAGATAGTGGAGATGCTGATTCAGATGTTGATTCAATATCAGAAGCCAATATGGTTGATGCATCAAAGAATACTTACATTTTAAGGATTCTTGCTAAAGGTGTTGCTAATGCAAAAGCACAAACTGGTGAAAACCCAGATCTGATCGTATGTCCTCAGTACATTTATGACTTGATTGAAAACGAAATTGATCCAAGAAAGACTGGCTCAAAAATGAGTGAGCGTATGGGATCTATGGGTTTTACTGGTCTTAATTTCAGAGGAATTGACATTGTAGCTGATCAAGATATGGTTACTGCACAAGTTGACTCTTCTGCTTCATCTGTTGGATATGATGGAAGAATCTATTTTCTAAACACAAATTACTTACATATGTTCTTTAACTCTGGTGCAAAATTCACTGCATCTGATATGATTGAAGATACAAAGAGTAATACTTTTGTTCAGAAAGTTCACACATATGGTAACTTGGCTATTACTAATAGAAAAGCCCATTGTGTTGTAAGAGATCTTTATTCACCAAAAGATTACGCTTAATTGTAATCTGTTAACCTTACAGCCCTCATCATTCGGTGGGGGCTGTATAGCCCTGGAGAAACTATGACCACAGCAGATATGTTAACCGTATTGGGAGATCGCCTGGAAGATACCTCTGGGGATCTTTTTGATGATACAATCAAACTTCGTTACTTAAATATTGCACAGGATAAGCTCATACAGCTTTTAAATCCTCATTTATTAACAGATCTACAGACATTAAAGGTTGATATAACGCTTCTAACAGATAACGATGTAGACACGCATTTTAAGAGTTATTTTGTTCCCGACAATTCAACGCTCTCAGCAGTACCATTTGGTGGAGTATTAGGTGTATTGGGTATTCGGGTAGCTAATAGCAATTTTATACGCAAAATATCCTTTGATATGGCAAAAGATTTTACAACGGGATACTTCGGCTTTAGTGCCACAGAGCCTGTATACTTTGCCTTTAAAAACAGAATTTATATTTACAACACAACAGCAAAAGTTGATTGTTACTTTATTAAAGAGCCAACTGCTCTTGCAAGTGATGCAAACAGTGATTTAAATGCTATCTTTCACGATGCTTTAGTAGAACTGGCAGAAGCAGAGCTTTGGAGACTGTCAAATAATCAAGCAAGAAAACAGGATGCAGAACAAAGAGCGTACGGGATAATTGGCAAATATAATCAGAATCCAGCAACGCAAGTTGTAGGAGAAGGGTTGCCATTTGATCATAGCTCTTCAAATAGTTTAGTAGATCCAATTTATCCGAATTATGATATTTAATGGCAGAACTTATTGACATAACAGACTTTGGCGGAGTTGTAACCAACGTAGACGTAGAAGATCTGCCAGAACATATTGCTCAGAATATGGAGAATCTCCGCATTCGTGACGGGAAATTAGAAAAGACATTTGGAGCGGGACAACCTACAGATATTCCAAGTTTTGCATTATCGCAGTTAAATACCAAGCTCAGTAAGAGTTATGTGGTCTATAACGTATTTACCTTTATATCCGACAAGTTTACTACCCAGGAATATCGATATGTTTTAGTATTGATTGATAGTAGTACAAAAGAAGCATTGCTATTCTGGTATGATCCTTCTTTACCCGCAGTCACAGATCACTTGCAAATTGAAGATAATATTTTATTTTTTGAGACAGCTTCCGATTCTGGACAAGCACAAAGTGCCAATGTAATGGTAGTTGATGTTAAAGATAATAGTGGATCAGCAATAGCGGGTACAGATATTTATGATGATATTGATTATAAGACAGGAAATAAACATTATGTAAATACCAATAACGCATCGACCTGGGGCGGAAGTTTTTTTGCAACATCGGGTAGTACAGGATGCCGAGTATCAAATACATCTGGGGGTGAATTAGGTGGAAAACACGGGACTCACTTAAATGTGACAGATAATGCTTCCAATAATATTACATCCTTTAAGCGAATAGCTTTACTCGCTTTAAATGGAAAAGTTCTTTGTATGTACAGCTATTTAGATGGTAAAGATAAAATAAGATATTCACTTGGTAGTGGTAGCACTACGGTAGCTTTAAATGAAACAAAATACAATCTTTACCAGGCGTATACATCTTTATATGTTGCCAGTATGTGTAACTATAATAACGGGATTTATGTTCATTATTCTGGAGTGACAGGAAGTCCCAGCGCTAATAAGAATCATTTAATTAAATATACGGTTGAAACAAACGGAGACATTACAGAAACAGTGATCCAGGAAGATTTTCATACAACCAATGCAGTCACAGAATCTTATATGTATGAAGCTGGAGATGGGAATTTATATCTATTAAATCCAGGCGTTGGACTTTATAAGATCACTTCATCGGGAATCTCCGCAGTAGCGGGTGAACCGTCAAATACAGGCAGTTATGCGTGGGTAGGTATTACCTCAATTACAAATACGGTAAGTGGGAGTAAGGAATATTTGGTATTGGCAGAGTCTGATAGCAGTAATCATAAGCTACATTTTTCTGATATATTAGCTGGAACATTGGACGGATCTTCTACTTGGGCGGACACAGGGGTATTGACAAATCAGCTCCATATGATTACAAAAATGGATTTTGGTGAAAACAGTAATAAAAATGAATCTGTTGTTATACACACAGAAAAAGGTGACGGCTCATTATATGTACAGCATAGCACTCACAACGATGCAACAGTAATATTATCTTGGACAGGAGTAAATGATTCAACCTTTACAACTTCTACACCAATTACGTTTATAAGACACGCCTACCGCAATCCAGCGGGGGTTAAATATCTTATGGTTGGGGTAGATGATACTACAGCGGGAAGCCCCGCTGTAATGACTCACGGTAGAGTTTGGAGAGTGAAAGCGGATAAAAGCGTTCATAGTATTAGTAATCACGCTAATGATACATTTAAGGGATGGAACCCAACTTGTTTTGATGATGTGGTAACAGGATTTTCCAGTGGAAATTATTTTTTTGAACACGCAAAAGCGTATATGATGGCGTATGGAGCTGAATGCGTTGAGCTTGATGATGATACCAGGGCACATTTAAATAGATTTACCGACATCGGCTGGGGTTCTGGTTCTTGGGGCGGATCTGGAAGTTGTGACTATAAATGGACAAATTTAAACGATAAGTATACTATTGGAACACATTACCATAAAGCACAGCGAAATCCGATTGTTCCTTTCTCAGACAGTATACGGGTACTTCCTGGGAATATTGCCACAGTGGGATCTAATAATGCTAACGGTATTTGGCTGGGTTATATTGATCGAAAATTAATGAATGAAGGGGTAACGATTGCTCCAGGATTCTATGCCTATAGTAATGTACTAACTAATTCTTTTACAATATCAGATGAAATGTCATTTGCAGAAACCGAAGATGACATTAGAGATTCAGATGAAGTACGATATAATGTAACAGCCGTGTTTGATGGTACCCAAGAAACTTTATTAGAGGAATCGAAAGAGCAAGTTGCTATGTCTGTATTGGGTAGTGGAGCAAGTAATTCCGATGTTGTAGATATTTCTAAAAGTAAAATTGTTGTAAATATAGATATTGACTTTGCTACGATAAACAAGCGAATTACAGGATTTAATTTGTACCGTGCTAATCGATATAATGGTGTATGGGAGACATATAAAAAAATACAACAGTTTAATTTTATTACTGAAGCAGACACAGCTCCAAGTGGTGATAAGTTTATGGAGATGGAGTATTATACAGATAAAACAGTATTTGTCTATGATGCTAACGGGTATTTTACAACATCTAAGATATCTGCAATACACGGTGGTCACTCACATTATGCATTAAAAGTTGGTGGAAATTATAAACGTGCTTTTGATGGGGGCAGTGCAATCACTACAATTCAAGGATACCCATTGTCTGGAGCAGAGCTTAATAGTGCAATTACTGATACAGCAACGACAGGAGTTTCTGTAACAAACGCATCAAGTTTATCGAATGGGGATTACTTTTTAGGGTTTGAAATACATACATCTTTAGGGGCAACGACCACTGGAGCGGAAAGAGTAACAGTATCCAGTATCGATACAAGTGCAAATACAGTAACACTTACCAGGGCACAAAGCGGTACAACAGCATCGGCTCATCCACAATATACAGAATTTAGATCTGTCACAGCTACAAATACAGGTTGGTTTAAAATAAAAGTAACCAAAAAATTTACTGCAACCAGGTGGAACAGTAGTTGGAGCGTGTACAAATTAGTTGGAGCGAGGTGGGATAGAGAAAATGGTTCGCCATCATCAGTACATAGCTCTGGTGCATATGGTTCCCACAAAGCGGGTGTAATGATTCCATCAGCATCGCCAGATAGTAGTGATGAGAATTTAGATTTTTCTTCTTGGAGAGATTCAAGTAGTCATAGTATTACTACAACAGGACTGGCGGGTAAATACATTGAAACAGATAACAATGGAGTATTTAAAATAGTAGATGTGAACTCATTTAATGAACACGCTGGATTTTTTCATTTTAAAGCAAATAAGAATTTACCCGCTGGTAATGGAGAGGATAATGCTGAATTAGGCGGTACAGTAACTATTAAAAACACATCTGCTCAAAATTATACAATTAAAATTACCGATGATGGTTTAACCTCATTAGGAGAACATTGGGGGGAAGCAGTTGTATCCACCAGGGTAAATGGTCGTTATGCAAAAATGGTAAAAAGCAGACTCTTTTTAGGAAATATATTTTTAGATATTGGTGATGAAAATGAAGAACGGAATGACTGGGTGGCATATAGTGAGGTCAATCAATTCGATACTAGACCAGTGAGCAATGTCATTCAGTTTGATGACCGTGAAGGTGGAGCAATAACAGGACTTGCAGAGATCTTTGGAAGGCTCGTGGTCTTTAAACCCCAGGCAATCTTTATTTTAAATCTCAGCGATCCTGTTAATCCTTCGTCCTGGTCAATTGTAGAGTCTAAACACAACATAGGGAATATAGCATCTGAAGGAGTGGTTGAAGTACACGATAGTATTTATTTTGTATACCACGATGGCATTTATAGGATCACTTCAAATATGTCCGCAAGTTCTACTGCAACTCCAACAGTAATGGATAAAGTAACCGAGCCAATTGATGATCAGTTTATGTTGGCTACCGACAAAACAGCAATTAAAGGCATTTTTGATTCAGAACGACAAGAAATCATTTATAAATGGATGGTGTCCTCTACGCAAGTAGTTTGGGCGTATAATTATGTAAAACAAACTTGGCGAAAAATTGATATGGGAACGGGAGTATTGGACCTTCTTGCTTATAATGAAAATGGTAGCCCAATGGACTACGATAAAACCAATAATAAAATAATTAAGTTTGATACGGCAAATGCATCTATATCAAAATGGAAGTCAAAGAAATTCCCATTAGATCTACACCGTAAACGCCTTTTAAGGTATGGTACTGTGCAGTTTGTTGGCACAGACACACTTACCTATAACTTATACTTAGATGGGGCGGGAAGTGCCTCATTTACAAAATCAATCACAGCCGATGGCGGAATTGTACGGTTCCCGATCAAACGGTACGCAAAGAAATTTGAAATTGAACTTTCTACCGCATCAAGTACCAATGCGTTTACATTAGAAAGACTGCAAATCGAAATGGAGTAAAATTATGGCAATAGATCCAGTAACATTAGGAATTTTATTAAAAGGCGGTTCTCAGATGATTAAGTCTGGTTCACGATTATTAAGCCCAAAATTTGGAAGGACCGCTTATGGTAGGCAGTTAAAATATGCGGGAAAAGAAGGAATGCTAAGTCCAGGAGCAGAAAAGACTATATTAAATAAAGTTGGCAATGTAGCAAGTAGACAAGCAGATGCAACCACCAATAAATATATGGGTAGCTTTATTAATCGAGGAATCCAGGATTCTGTTTCTGTAAAGCGTGGGCTAAGAGAAGCTGAGAATGATGTTCGTAGAACGGTATCGGATACAGCAAAAGGAATGTATGTTGATGAAGAAAGAGCAAAAAGACAAGCCAAACTTGATTATGCCAGAGCAGTCGATCAAGACAAGGCAGAACGTAGACAGGCGGGAATTGGTATGGTTACTGCTGGGCTTGATACTGTAAGTGGTATTTCTGGAGCAAGGGCACAACAAGCAGAAAAATTAGCAATGGATCAGAAAGCAGATGCAACTGCAAGTAGCCAAAGTTACACCGATGCGGTGAATAAATATGGTATTGAAAATGTAAGAAGCTATATGACACCAAGCGGTCAAAAAAGATATACTGGTGGATTAGATCCATCTTCACCAGGTGGTACAGTAAAATCCATTGCTCAATTAGAATCTGATGCAAAATCAATAGATGGAAATAGGCAAAAAGCTATGGAGTTTATTGCACAGGGTACTACCGATGCAGAAAGACAAAAACTGTATGAAATTGCAAAACAATTATATCCAGATTTATTTATATAGGAGTAAAAAATGGCTGAAAAAATAGATGGTTTAAAATTTTTAAAATCATTAAGTGATTCATCAAAAAAAATTGCTGAACAGCAATACGCAAAAGACTTAACAAAGAAAAAGCGTGAAAAGCAAATAGCACTGGAAACAAAAAAGTTTGAAGAAGCTCAAAAGAAAGAAGCGGAAACCGGAACAGAAGCCGTAGATAGATTAATGGGTGAATATAAAAAAGCCAGAAGTCAAGTCGTAGATAAACAAGGTGAACCAATCGTACCAGGATTAGAGCCAGAAACAATTACAATTAGAGGAGCAAGAAAAAGATTTCTTGGTATGGCTATACCTGGTACAGCATCAGACTTTGAAATACCTAATGATTTATATCGAGAAGAAGGAACAGAAGGATCACCATATAATATTGGAAGAAAAAGAACGATTGAATTGGGGAAAGAATTGCAATCAGCTCAAAAAGCAAAAGAAAGAGAAGTATCATTTGCTCAACAAAAACGAACTGAAGATGTATTAAGAAAACAGGAAGAGTTTAGAAAAATATTTGATAGACCAGGAGTTGATCCCAAGAAAATAGAATATTTAATAAGAGAAGCCACAAAAAATTATATTATACAAAAATATGGTTATGGTAAATAATGGCTGATCCATTTGCTCCACAACAATTACCTCGTAATTACATTGATGATTTATTAGATCAAGCACAGCAAGACCTGGAGCTTGAACGTAAACGCCAGGAAGCTATTATAACTTCTGAAGAACCAGATAAAGTTCTTGGGAGTATCAATAAAGTAGAAAAGCAGATTGAAAATGAATCTCCAGAGGTTCAGCGTTCTGTTTTAAATAAAGCCTATAACCCTGGATACTTTGATCGTGGGGTGCGTGGTGGCAATATAAATAGACCAACCCAGCAAGAAAATAAACCATTAGTAAAACCAGGACTTAATCCAGGTGAGGTAGGTCAATGGCAAGGATTTATTAATGCAATTAAGTCTGGTTATAAGCAAGGTCAACAAGCAAGAAATGTAATTGGATTAGAGGGCGGATTAGAAGCTGAAGAAAGATTAAAAGAAATAGCATCATTACAAGCAGAAATACGAGGTATTCCCAGATCTAAAGCATATAACGAGTTTAATGAAGCAAAGTCATTTGGGGAAGCATTAAAAAAATTAGCATTAGATCCGATTGAAATAACAAGTCAATTAGTTGTTGAATCAATGGCATCATTTTTACCAACACAAATAGCGGGTATGATGACAGGAGCTGGTATTGGTGCTGGTGTTGGCTCTATTGTCCCAGGGATTGGAACAGTAGCTGGTGCTGGAAGTGGTTTTTTATATGGCGGAATTACTTCTGCTGGTCTTACTTCTCTTGGGATGGAATATAGTGGGAAAATGTTAGAGGTTATGGAAGAGTTAGGTGTTAACACAGAAGATCCTAACGATCTTGCAAGAGGGTTTTCAGATAATACAATAATGTCTGAAGCCAGAGAATTAGGACTGCGTAAGGGTGTCCCAATTGCAATATTTGACTTAGTAAGTGCTGGTGTTGCGGGAAGGTTTATGAAGCCTGGAAAAACATTAGCAAGTAAATTAGTACAAGGATCAAAAGAAGTAGGAACTCAAGCAGTATTAGGTTCATCTGGTGAAGCGGTTGGGCAATTAAGTGCTGGAGAAGAAATACAACCATCTGCGATTATAGCTGAAGGTATAGCGGAGATTGGGCAATCTGCACCATCTGGAGCTACTCGGATAGCAACTCAAAAGTTTAAAACACAAAAACAAGAAAAAGCAAAAGCAAAAGGAATTGAGGCTTTAGAAAGCGGTCAGCTAAAAAACCTTTCTGATCAAGAAATTATTGATTTTACTAAGTCATTAACTCCAGAAGAGCGATTAGAAGTTGGTGTTACTGAAGATGGTCAATTTGAAAAAGAATCTGATTTAGGCAAGGAAATAATAAGAAGAAATATTGATAATGAATTACAAAGCCGTGTTGATGCAATAGAGACAGAACAAGATGTACGCAAACTTGCATCAGAGATGAATATTAAACAGCAACAAAAAGAAGGAACTGATTTTGTAGGAAAGCTAATTAGTAAGGCAGAGTCTGAGTCCGGCGTTACAATAGAGCGTGAATATTTAGATCGCACACTGGCTGATGAGATTAAAGATGAAGAGCTTAGTGATGAGCGAGTACAAGAAATACTTACAGAACACGGCATTAGTGAAGATGTAAATCCAGAGGATCTAATGGTTGTAGGGCGTACATCTGGTGGTGTGATCCGCATATCTACAGCGGGTACAACAGACCGTATGGCAGATGAGTTTGTTGCAGTTAGTGAAGAAATGTCAGAGGTATTTTATAATGCAGAAGTAGAAAACAGAGGAGAGGAATTTGAAAATGAAATTACAGAAGAAAGAAAAAACTATCACGAAGCAACAGGAGAAGCAGACACAGGAGAAAGTAATCAAGAATGGTTCAGTTCAATGGCGGTACGCTTTGCGACACAAGGAAAAGTCCATCAATCCATCGGTGCCAGACTCCGAGATGTATTTAACCGCTTTGTTGCACAAGCTAAACTCATCCTTAGAGACTCCTTCAGACTTCGTAAAGCAATTCGTGAAGGCAAGGTTCCCGAATCTTTAATACAAAAATTAGAACAAGCTACTGATTTTAAAACAGTTGGGAAAAAGGTTAAACAAGCTAAGAAAATAAAACAAAAAGATTCTTACCGAATAACAGCAAAAAATAAAGAGATATCCATACATAAAGATGAGCCAAAGCCATCTATTGATAAGAAGATAACAGAAAGTGATATTAAAAAGGTAGAGGATTGTCCGCCTGGTAGATGTTTTAGAAATGCACATAGAACAGCTTTATTAAATGAAGATATAGGAGCAAGAGTTATCCAGGGTGATGTTTTTATGATGAGACATCAAAAAAGACTACCTCACGCTTGGGTAGAAATGGGAGATATTGTATATGATCCAACAATAGATGTTATTGCTGATAAAGAAAAATTTTATAATTCAATTTTAGAACCTAAAATAATTAATGATTTATCAGTTGATGAATCAAGTGCATTAATGTTGCATAAAGGATTCAAGCTCTATACGCCAGAAGATATTTTAAGTATAAAAGATGCGGGAGTATTAAAACAATTACAAAAAAGAACACAGCCTGGTAAGGTTCAGCAAGTAGCAAAAGCAGAAGGTCGTAAGGCTACTCCAGATGGTGGTGTTACATACCGTATTAGTGAAGTAGGTAAAGTTGATCCTGTGGGTGTGTTTGTTATTGGTGCGGATATGGTAGCCAGGGATCTTGATGGTAAATTAAATCCATTTGGCTTACGATATACTGAAAACTTTCAAGGATTCCAATTATCAAAAGCGGGTGCAACGAAATTAGTTAAAAATGGTAGAGAAGGTTTTAATACAGTTGCTGTTATTGCTTACGATGATATTAAAGGTAGCCAACTTGCTAATCCATCATTTCAAAATAGAGTAAAAGAAAAATTAGCTAAAGCAATTGGTAAACGCAGATTAAATAAACTTTTAAAAGAAAATGATAACAATGTTCAAGTTATATCTGGTATTGTAAATAAAGAGATACAAGAAGCAAATAAAAACAAAGCGAAGAAAGATAAAAAAGAAAAAATAAACCTTACACAAATAGCAAGAGACAATGCAGAACCAGATTCACCACAGTTAAGACGTAAAATTATTTATGTAGGTACATTAAAAGAAATTCGTACTGGTAAAGATCGTTTTGAAAAACACGATGTATATCCAGCAGAGCAAATATTTGACACATTAGTAGAATTAAAAGAACCAATCCCAATTGATGATTTAATAGCGGATCTTCCCGATACAGATATGAGAAAAAAGAACTGGGGGATGATGGTCACGCAAACAAATTTTATGATGACAGCAGATGAAAGTAATGTTTCAAAGCAATTAATGGAAATGGCTGAAATAGGGCAAGATGTTTTTACAGGCACACCTAATCCCGATTATCAATTTTTTAGCCGAGAAACTGAGACTATAACACCAGGAGAAGCTGTTGATCGCAGTGAAGGAGAAAGACAATTTAAAGCCAGGCAGTTTGTATCTCAGTTAGATGAAGAATTGGGATTAGGTACAGCTACCAGAAGTTCAGTTGGTTTTACAGAAGAATACGGTGACGAACCATCAATGGTTACCAGATTTTTTGGTAAACAAGATCCAGAAGTTTTAGAATATCGTGGAGCATTAACTGGACTGATGTTTGATCAAATTGATGTTACAACATTCATTGGTGATCCAGATGGAAAAGATTCTTTATTAAAAATAACAATACCTAAAACAGACCTTAGAACTTTAAAAGATGCATTAACATTTTTAGGCGTGGAAAATAAAACAATACGATCCAGAGGAAATAAACAAGATATTTTATTATGGAACTTTGGAGATATTGATGTTAATTTCATACACGCAATAGCGGAAAAGTATAATTATGAAAACTATTCAGAAGAAAATGGAGAATTTAGATTTATCACAGCTGAATCCAGACGTGAGACAGCTCGTAAAAGATTTATTAAAATTGTCCAAGACTACCAAAGTAAGACCAACAAAAGTCTCCCAAAGACGTTCAATAAGTTCTTACCAGATTTCTACAGCCGAAAAGCCGATAGAGACAAGCTCCAAAAACAGCTAAAAGCTAAACCAAAACCTTCCTATCGCATAGCACCAACTTTCTACTCTAAAGCAGAACGAGTAGTTACAGATAAATTTCCACCCACGATGAAGTCTCAATCTGTTGAGAACTTCCTTAAAAAGAACCAGGTCAAACCAGAAGAAATAGAATGGTTAGATCTGGAATCCTTATTAAAAGGTAAGCTGAAGATTACCAAAGAAGAACTCCAAGAATGGATCCAGGCAAACAAGATTGAGATCAAAGATGTTACGTTTGGTCAATATATAGAAGATCCCAAGGCTAAAAAACAACTGGTAAAATTAACTGAATATGAGTCTTATCAGCTTCCTGGAGAAAAAGAAGATTATCGTGAATTGTTGTTGATATATCCAGGGACTCCAATGTCTTTTGAACAATATAAAATAAATGAACTTAAATATAGAGAAGATTTAAAAGGTAAAGACGAAATATTGAAGGCAAGATATAAAGGCTATTTAGGACAAGAAGATTTTACTGGCGATCCATTTTCTACAAGACACTGGGATCATTATAACGTCTTAGCTCACGTACGTTTTAATACCCGCATATCGCCTACTGGTGAGCGTGTTTTATTTATAGAAGAGCTTCAGTCCGATTGGCACAAAGAAGGGCGAGAAAAAGGGTATAAGGAAAACTTAACAGAATTACCAGAGGGCTATACTGTAAAAAAATGGAAAGCCAGTGGAGAGTATAAAATTTTAGAACAATCTCTTTATAGTGATAGACCTTCCAATTTTTTTAAAACTAAAAATAGATATCAAATCAAAAATCCATTTGGTGGTAGTGCGAGTGGTGTGTTTACAACAGAAAAAAGTGCTATTAAAGATGCTTTAAAAAATTTAAATACAAGCAAAGTTCCCAACGCTCCATTCAAAGGTAACGGCTGGATAGAACTTATAATGAAAAGGATGCTACGCCACGCCAGTGATAATAACTTTGATCGCATTGCCTGGACTACTTCCAACCAACAAATAGATAGATGGAAAAACGATCTAAGACAAAATGTAGATCAGATACAATGGCAGAAAATTACAAAAGAATTTTTAGATGATTATATCGAAGAGACAGGAGATACTGGCACATTAATGGACAAAGTAACAGATCAATATGCAAATACTGTCATTATTAACGGTTTAAAAAATAAAGAAAACAAATTCAACCAGACTATTCCATTAGAAGGCGAAACAACTATTAACGGTCAAAGAGTTACTTTAGAAGGATTATTGGGTAAACAAATGGCTACTCAGATTCGCAATAGCAATAAGCGTACTGGGATCATAGAAGGTGATGATCTTACAATTGGTGGTCAAGGTTTTAAAGTGGTATATGATGTTGCAATAAAAAAGATCCTAAACAAAATGGGTAAGAAGTTTGGTGCAAGTGTTGACCAGATAAAATTAGAAATAGGTGAATCAGTAGAACCAAGATATTTTAAATATGTTACACAACCTTCTATAAGAATTACAAACTTAATGAAAGATAGTGTTCAAAAAGGTCAGCCTACATTCAGAATTACCGAGATGGCTGAAAAGAATGTAGTTACGCCATTATCAAAAGTTTACCAGGAACAAAAAGGTGATAAAAAGAGCTACACCAAAAAAGACTTTGAACAAGACTTAGCTAAGTTGGGCTATAGTGAGGATATGATCAAAACAGCAAAAGATCTGTTTGGCATTATTCGCATTAAACAAATCGAAACCACTGAGCCAACACCAATTGAGAAAGAATTAAAAAAGCTCCAGGAACGGCAAATTACGCAGTCAGAAATTAAAAATAGGATCAAAAGAGCATACAAATTAGGAGCGAATGAAAAAGAAAAAGAGATCACCAAGCTACAGAAGATTGTTACAAACTACGCCAGGAAAAACTTACCAACAGGAGGATCATATTTAAAGTCTGAATTAACTGGACTACTTGCAAAGGTGCGTGATGCCAAGCGTTTTCGTGAATTACGCACAGCAATGGAACGTATAGATCGTGTTATAGATAACGTATCTAAACGTAGTGCATTAGCCAAATTCAATAAGGTTATTAAGAAAAAAGCAAAGATTAAAAAAGTAGGTGGTATTGGTAGAGGTAAAGTTGGTGCGGAGGTCCAGGGCATTGTTGATCAAGTTCGTGAAGTTCATAAAATGTCTCCAGTAGAGGTAGAAGAAAGATTAGAGGTTATTACTAAAATAATTGATGCTAACCAAGATGGTGAGCCAACTGATCAGCAGTCAGTAGATATTAATATCCTAATGCAGTATGGTGGAATTAAAAATAAAACACCACAGCAAATTGCAGAAGCAACAGAAAGTTTAGATGCTTTAATTACTAAAGGGCGTATGCAGATCATAGATGAGCAACAAGCATACGGTGAACGTATGAGCGTAGTACGTCAAAAGATATTGGATGTGATTACTGGTGGTAAAGGCAAACAGTCAGAACCTGGAATGCAAAAATTAGGCATTCGTAAAAAAGGGGCTTGGCAAGATACTAAAGATATATTAAGTGGTATTGATAACATAAACCAATCTATAGAGTATATATTTGACAAGTTAAGTCGATTTGATAAAGACAGTAAACCGTTAGAGTCTTTTATTAACGAGTATTTTATGCCAATGATACGCCAGGCAAGAATAGCAGAGTATAACGGTGTTGTTGAAATGCATAATTTAATCAATGAAAATGCTTCCAGGATATTTGGAGTAAAAGGGAAAAAACTGGTAAAACTGCTGAATGATAATACAAAAAATACAATTGAGGTAAATCATCACGATGGAGTAAGTAAGGAAGGTATAAAAGGAGAATTTATTACCAGTACACTTACATATAATGAAGCATATAAAAAATGGATGGAGCTTCAAGATCCTACCTTATATAAAACATTTGAAAAAATGGGATGGGATGTTCAAAAAGCAATTGATCAAATAGAAAAACAACTCCCAGATAAAGTATTGGAATGGGCTAAGTGGCAATTGTATGAGTTTTATCCAATGTATTACGCAAGAGTAAATGAAACCTTTAGGCGAAGATTTTATGTAAATATGCCGATGAATCCAATGTACTCACCAATATCCAGAAGAGTTGGTTCAAAAGCAGATGAAGGAGATGACACTCTTAATAAATCTAAATCTCCAATGGGATCAGTAAGTAGTGCGGGTTCATTAAAAGGAAGGGTTAGTAATACAAAATCTCTTACTTATAAAGACGGTGATTCTATGTTGATGAGACATATTACTGAAATGGAGCATTTTATTCATTATACTGATGTAATGCGTGAGCTTCGTTCTGTGTTTATGACTGAAGATATTAGCCAAAGTATTAGAGATTTTCACGGAGATAATATAAGCCAAGTATTAAATAGATTTATTGATGATATTGCCAGGGGTGGCGTAGATAGGTCTTTGCATATAGATATTTTTGATCGAATACGAGCAAATTTTAGTAGGGGAGTTATTGGAGCTAACCCTGTAGTATTTGTAAAACAACTTGCATCTATTCCCGCATATATAGCAGATATACCCGCAAGTTTCTGGACAAAAGAATTTTTAAAAGTATTTAACCCAATTGAATTTCGTAAAATGACCAAGATCATTTCTAAAAGTGAAGTATTAAAAATGAGATACGATAAAGGGTTTGATCGGGATATGAGAATCGCATTGCAAAATATTAAACCTGGTAAAATGATAACAGGAGAAAACTTTTTTAATAATGCAATGTATGCTTTAACAAAATTAGGGGATAAACAGGCTATTTATTTAGGTGGATATCCTGTCTACAAGTACCATTTAAAACAAGCATTAAAAGCTGGGAAAAGCCGTAAGGAAGCTGAACAGTTTGCTATGAAGAAATTTGAACAAGCAACACTACGATCACAACAAGCATCAGACATAGAAGATTTATCCCAAGTGCAGAGAATGGGAACATTCGCTAAATTTTTAACAATGTTTATGACCTCACCAAACCAGTATTATAGAATGGTTGCTGGTGGCTACCGCAATCTATATTATGGTAGAGGAAGTAAGGTAGAAAACTTTAGAAAAATATTTGTTGGTCAAATATTACTTCCTTCTTTATTTACTTTTATATCTAATGGTTTTGAATTTGATGAAAAAGAACAAATAACAAGTATATTTTTATTTCCATTTGCTGGTTTATTAGTTTTTGGTCAAGGTGTAGAATACTTAGTTAGAAGTGCTTTGGCAGAAAAAGTTTACCCAATGGGAACAATTCCTGTGTTAGATCCATTTGAAAATTTAGGTAGAGGTGTATCAAAGTTTGCAAAAAGTGAAAAAATAGATAGTAAAAAAGCATTTGAAATAGCAAATGAATTTTTAGAAGGTGCTGGTAAAGTAACTGGTATACCGTATGGATCTGTAAGAAGATCAGTAAAAGGTGTAATGAAAGTAGCAAAAGGTGAAAGCGAAGCACCAGTAAGGCAGATCATTGGTTTTAATATGGGCACTAAAAAGAAAAAAGATACCAAAAAGAAAAAGAAGAAAAAGAAACAATTATTTTGACCAAGACGTTGTAAACACATTATACTATACCCGTTAATACATCGTTATTAACAATATATCAAGCCCTACAGTTATAAGGATATGCACATATGAGTGGATCAGCAATAGCCGTAGTTAGAGGACTTGGATCTGTCGATAAGGCAGTTAGCGTTTCTACCACATCAGAACAAGCAAAACCAAAAGCCGTATATGTAGGAGTAGGAGATAATTACTACTTTTACCTAAGTGGTTCCTGGGTGCTTTTCAGTAATGTAATAGAAGGTTCTATCTTACCAATACGTCCAACCAAAGTAGCATCAGACTCTGGCGGATCATCCGCAGTAGATGCTGGTGATATTGTCTTTCTATACTAAATGTTTATAGGAATAAGTAATGTAATTAGCGGTATTAGAACCGCTGGTTTGTCCTATATAAAAGACAATCTAAAGCTCTATTTAGACTTCAAATCAAATAGGTCAGACACCCTCAAGTTTCCTTGTGAAGGTTCTACTGCATTTGTAGCTGATAGTAGTCAATATATAAATTGTGGTAATGATTCATCCTTGCAAATTAGTGGGAATATAACTATTTGTTTATGGGCGTATGTTACTGGTACAACAGCAAGTGTGTATAGACCAATGGTGCATAAAAGAGATTCTGGTGGAACTAATTATCAATTTTATTTATCAAATGAAGCATCTCCTAAATTAAGATTTTATGATGGAAGTACTGCTACTTCTTCAACGAATGCAATATCTAAAGATACTTGGAATCATTTTGCTATTACTATTGAAAGTGGAGTAACAAATGGTACTACATTTTATGTAAATGGAGTTGATGATGGCAATGCTACATTTACAATTTCTGGAGATGATGCACCCTTATTATTAGGTAAGCACGATCCAGATGGAACTTATTTTAATGGTAAAATGGCTAATGTGGGTATTTGGTCAAGAGTCTTATCCCTTGAAGAAATAAACTCTGTTATGAACAAGTCTTACAGTCAGTTAGGCTCTGTAGAAAAAACAAGTTTAGTTAGTTGGTGGGCGTTAGATACAGATTTTAATGATAGTAAAGGTAGTAACAATGGTACAAATAATGGAGCTACTATAAATAACACAGTATATGGTGGTAATGCTCCAGTTCTTCCAAGAGTAATAGATGTCGCAAGAGAAGGTGAAGCAGAAAAAATTGGAAATGGTAGTTCTTTGTTTAATGGTAGCTCTGATTATATTGATATGGGAGATATATCTGTAGCATCTGGAACTGCTTTTACAATAATGGGATGGATCAAACCAAATACAACAGGAGCGTGGGATACCATAGTTAGTAAATGGAATAATTCTGAAACACTTAGAGAATGGTTATTTAGAATAAATGATGCAAGTAAAATAGAGTTTAGATTATTTGATGAGTCTGCTGATAAAACCATAGGAAGATTTTATAATACTGCATTATCAACAGGAGTATGGTATCACTATGCTTGTACATACGATGGTTCAACAGGAAGTGGTTGTAATGATGGAGTAAAAATTTATGAAAATGGGATAAAAGTAGATGATACTGATATATCTGGAAGCGATGAGGCAAATTTTGCGGGTCTTGAAGATTTAGGTGGTTCATTTCAAATAGGCTCTCTTTATGATTCTGCTCAAACAAATTTTTTTGATGGTAACATATCTCAAGTGGGTTTGTGGAAAGGAGCATTAACTCAAGCTCAAGTGCAGAGCGTCTACGAATCCACATCTTACCAAAAGTTACCCGCAGATGTTAAGAGTACATTGGGCGGTGATATATCTATAAATGGAGATACATTTTCTGGATGGACTACAGGCTCTGGTTGGAGTATAGTAGATGGAGTAGCTACAGCATCAAGCACAAGTAACAATCTTGAAAGAAGTCTTGGTAGTGTTACTAACAGTATTCTATATAAAGTTAGTTTTGATAATGGAATTGATAAAGCATTTACTATTGAATTACACGGTGGAAATACATCAGTTCCTACAGGAGCAAATGTAGCATATATAGTTACTGGTACAAGTGGTAATGATATAAAATTTTATGGTTCATCAATATCTGGTACTATAGATAATGTAGTTGTTAAACCAGTCACTAACGACCTGGTAGGATACTGGGCTTTGGATGCTGATAATTCAGCAAATGGTGTTACAAATGATGTAACTACAGGCGAAGTATTAGGAGTAGAAAAAGTTACTTTATTAAGTAACTGGACAGGAAGTGGTTACACATCAACAATTATTGCATCTACAAATACAATTAAATTAGAGGCAGATGATAGTTCAGTTGATGCTTCGAGGTATTTATCTGGTGCGGGTGGAATTTTAACAGGAACTACAAATCTATCTGCGGGGTTATACAAGATTTCATTTGATGCAAGTTGGGATAATGCTCCTGGAGTAGCTAAAGAATTTATTTGGAATGATGGTAGTACACCTACAACCGACACAATAGCATCTGGTTCAAATATTTTTTACAGAGTCATAGATACTCCAAATGGTAATTCTCGATTCAATATACAAATGAATAATGCAAATCAAGGTATCACATTAGCGAATCTTACAATTAAAGAAGTAACATCAAACACAGGAGTGCTTAAATAATGGCTACAACGATTTCAACAGACTCTCCTAAACTGACTGCTAATATCGCAGATCACGCAAATGTGTATGGTGGTTTTGGACTTAATTTTGATGGTGCTACTGATTACTTATTAAGCGATGACAATGGAAATGCAATGGGTATGGGTAGTAATCCATATTCAATATCTGCTTGGGTAAAAGTTGCTGATGCTACCAATAATCAAACCTATACTTATTTTAGTGCGTGTTCTGTTGGTAATACTCAACCAAGATTTTTATTACAAGTAACTACCTTGAGCGGTACAAATAGTTTAAAAGCAATTTATGAAAAAAGTACGAGTAATCTTACTGTGTCTATTGATGAACCAATGGATACAGAATGGCATCATCTTGTATTTGTAGAAGAATCAGATGCAATTAGAAGATTTTACAAAGATGGAAAATTAGTTGGAACGGATACGACAAGCTATGAAACAGATACAGGGTATGTAGATTATGTAATGGGTAATGCAAGAACTATAAATCAATGGTTTGATGGTTCAATGTCGGATGTAAAATTGTTCAATACTGCTTTATCACTTGAACAAATACAAGAACTCTATTTAAAGCCAGAGCAATCTGCTCCAAGTGCAGTACAGTCAAATCTTAAAGTGTGGTATCCAATGTGTGAAGGATTGGCTCAATCTGTAGTATATGACCATAGTGGTAACAATCATCACGCAGTTGAAGGTGGGGGTTCATCGTATGGAATTTTAACTGGTCAAGAAGAGCCAACAATTTCACAAGTACCTTTGTTGAGATACAATGAGAAGATGGTGTTTGATGGGGTTGATGATGAATGCTTTCTTGATTTAGGATCAAGTGCTTTTGGAGAAGGTGATCAAACATTGAGTGCTTGGTTTAATGCATCTGACTTAACTGGTATTCAAGCAATATTTGGAGCAATGCACTATAATGCTTCTTCAAGTTTTGGACACGGCATTATTTTAGATGGTACTACTTTACACGGATCTGCTGGTGGTGGAAGTACAGTTTATGATAACTTAACTCATACAGTATCTGTAAATAAAATCTATCACGTTGCTTTTGTTAGAGATGCTACCAATGATTATTACTATTTATATGTAAATGGAGCATTAGCTGACTCGTATAGTAGTTCTATTGACCCAAGATTTATGGATGCTTATGATACGTGGATAATAGGTAGAGCGGGTAATGCAACTGAAAAAGCTAAATATTTTCAAGGCATTATTGATGAATGTTCAGTATTTAATACTGATCTCTCTAATACAGAAGTTGCAGAATTATATAATAGCGGTCTTGCATTAGATGCTACTGCACATAGTAAGTCTGGAAATCTTGTAGGCTATTGGCGCAATGATGGTGTAACGAAATGGAAAGATAGAAGTACAAATAGTAATGATGGCGAAGTACAAGGTACACCAAATTCTATAGTGATTAGAGAAGGATTAACTTCTGGAAAAGATGGATTTGGATTTCCGTTTAAATGGGATACAAAAAATTGTTTTAGAATACCAAGTGGCACAAGGTCTGGTACAGATCCTACTGCTTTAGTTGTTCCAGATAGCGAACCATTTAATCCACATACAGGAAGTTTTTCTATTGAGTTTTGGGTTCGTTCAGAAGAAACAAATCAAATAGAAATAATTGAAAAACAAGGTACTGGTGGTGGCTATCAATTTATTGCTAATTCTTCAGGGGCGTCTAATAAAATAAGATGGGAAATATGGGATGCTGATGGAGTAGGTGATATTACAATAGATACAACTTCAGATTTTAATGATGGAGATTGGCATCACATTGTTGGCATAAGAGATTATGATACATCTGGTGGAATTATGCAAATATGGTTTGATGGTAGTCAAGAAGGCAGTAACGTTGATGCAAGTAGTGTTGATGATGTAAAACCCGCATCTGATATATGGATTGGTGGTGGTAATACTGCAAAAGTATTTCAAGGAATTGTTGATGAAGTAAGATATTACAGTAAAGCACTTTCATCAGCAGAAATTTCTAAAAATTATAAACACGGATTAAGCAAACACAAAAACTAATAGGTAACATTATGTATCCAACTTATTTAATATTAACAAAAGAAGTATACGAAGGTAAACTGCCAAGCAAACTTAAAACTAAAGACAGACTTTCTTGGGAAACTTATACTTATAAAGATGTAGAAAAGACATCGACCAGACAAGTGAATAAATATAGTTGGTATCCCAGTGAAGATAACACAAAAGCAGAGATAAAATCTTATATGGACGATTGTAGCGTAGATTATTCTTCAAGCGATACCAAAGCCGAGTTATTAGAAAAGCTAATGGCAGAAGATCATTCTATACCACAAGTTGAAGAGGAGTACACATACATAGAGCAAGAAATAGATACGACTACATTACAAGATCCAACTTGGGAAGAATGTGCATTTAAATATGGAAAACTTGGGGC